CCAAGTTTATGCCCCTGTCCGGCAGCAACACAAGCAATGCGATTCTGTCCAACTTTCCAGACGCCTACCTGTACGGCTCTCTGGTGCAAGCGTGCATTTACACGCAGGACGACGCTGGGGCGGCAAAGTATTCATCGCTTTTCAGCAATGCGATAGACCGAATCAACGACAACAACGCTGACCGCAAGTATGCAGGTGCGACGTTGCAGGTTAGGGCTGCTTGATATGCCGATCATCCCCCTTAAAGACGTCGGCAAAGGCGTCAACAAGGACTTGCTGCCATCAGAACTGGGGGCGGGTTTCTGGAGCGATTGCAGTAACGTCAGGTTTCGCAATGGCTTCGCCGAAAGTTTTGAGGGTGCGACATCTCGCGTTACTCTGACGATCACGCCGTACTGGATAACACCTTACACGGGCGGGACGGTCACCTATGGCGTCTATGCAGGCTCCGCACGGGTACAGGTCACATCAACGTCCTCAAGCGCAACCAACATCACGCGATATACCGAAGGCGCGGTTATCTCGTCAATAACGCGCGTTGGGACGACTGCAACGCTTACCACTGCCACCAACCACGGCAGAACGACAGGCGACACCGTTTCAATTTGGGGGGCTTCACCCTCTCAATACAACGGGACGTACACGATCACCGTTACCGGCGCCACGACATTTACCTACACGATGGCGTCAGACCCAGGCGCTTCTGCGTCTCCTGTCGGCTTGTATTCGTATGACGTGATTTCTGACTTTACCGGGGCGCAGGACGACCGTTGGAGCGGCGGCTCATTGAACGGGGTTCTTCTGATGAACAACCCGGTCAACGGTCTTTACTACTGGAATGGCGACACGTCCATAAGGCTTAGAAAAGTCCCGCTCTCCTACGTTGCGGATGTAACGCGACCGTTCAAAACCTACGCCGTCCAGCTTGCTCCGACGATTGGGGGGGTGAAGTTTCCGCAGACCGTTCTGTGGTCAGCAACAGCATCGCCGGGCGCTTTGCCTTCCACATTCGTACCGTCTAGCACCAACGATGCACGGTCTGTCCCTCTGGCAGAAACGCCCGGCAATGTCATTGATTGCCTTCCGCTTGGTGACGTCAACATCGTTTACAAAAATGATTCGATTTACTCAATGCAGTATGTTGGCGGCGAGTTTGTGTTTCGTTTTACACGGTTGCCTGGCAATGATGGGCTGATGTTTCGCGGCTGCGTAGCGAATACGCCGGTTGGTCACGTTTTTCTGACGCAGGACTACGACATAAAACTGCACAACGGAGACCAGCCGCGCTCAATCATTGATGGCCGACTGAAAAACTGGCTTTCCAACGTCATTCAGGAAGACTATGTAAACCGCAGCTTCTTCTGCGTCAACAAGCGGAAAGATGAAGTCTGGTTTGTCTTCTCTGGCCCTAACGGCGTTGGTCAGTGCAATATGGCTATTGCATGGAACTGGAAAAGCGACACATGGGGAATCTTCGACTTTCCGACAAAGAAGGTCACCTACGGAGACAGCGGGCTCTGGCCGACATTCATTAGCACGCCCTCCACCTCAGACCCGCCTGCCGATCTTGTTTTAAGCACGACCGATGGAATCGTAGGAGGGGTTGGCGATTTGTTCCTCAAATTCTTTGGGGCCAATGTTGAATGCCGCCTGCAAAGAGACGGACTTCATTTTGACGACAGAAGCACTTTCAAGACGCTGCACAGGTCTAGGTGGAACTTTGACGTAAACAGCACAAAGACTGCAACCGTCTATCACGGCTCTTACAACACCGCTGACGGGACGCCCACGTTTGCAACTGGCGTCGGCTTCACTACTGGCACAACAGATTTTGCTGATGCAAGGTCTACGGCTGGCCAATACCTCTCCATAAAGATGGAGTTTCAAGCTAACTCGTATTTTGCTCTGCGTTCTGTCGATCTTGATGTGACGTCAGGCGGCACGCGATGAGTTCAACCTACCAGCCGAAAACACTGCCTGAGCCAATCAATGCGGCGGTGGTCAACGAGGAATTGCGCGCCCTCAAAGCCGGTCTTGAAGACGCAGCACCTTTTCATCAGTTCGTTTTGCGAACCGCTGAGCCCTCTCTCATCTTGCCGCGCATGGTCGTCTACGCAGACGGCACAAACTGGAATCCTGGCAGCGGAGAGGGCATTTATCGCCGCAACGCCGCTAACTCCGCTTGGGTCTTTTTAGGGTAAATCATGGCACTCACCAAAGAACAGCTTGACCAGATTCTCGCCAACCAGAATCCAGACTTCTGGGGTAACGGCATGGGCTCTCCGACCGTCATTGACGGTATGCAGTACACGCCGCAGTACAGCGGTGGGCCGATTTCGCGCGAGACAGGCGGCGGCGATGGCTACCAACTGCAAAGCATCACAGCCGCTGAAAACAGCCCTTGGTATCAGGGCAAGATGGCGACGACCTACAGCCCGACAGGCGAGGTACAGCAGCGGTTCCAGGTAGAAGACCCGAACTCCTCAGACCTTGGCGAAAAGCTCGTCAAGGCTGGCCTTGCAACGCTGATGGGCTATGCCGGTGGGCAGGCGCTGGGCGTGTTTGGCGGGGCTGGCGGTATTGGTAGTGCGGCAGGTGACGCATTCCTGCCCGGTGCGCTTGGTGTTGACGGCGCGGCCATGAGTACAGCACCCCTGAGCGGCCTTGAAGGCTACTTGGCGGGTGGTGCTGCTGGTGGGGCCACAAGTGCGGCTGGCGATATGTTCATGCCCGGCCAACTCGGCGCGAACTACACGCCCGGCGCAATTCCCGGCCTTGAAAAGTACGCCACCAGCGGCATCGGCAGCGCCGTTAAAGGCTTGCTACCCGATAGCGCAAAAGGCTGGCTCGGCCCTGTTGCGACTCTGACCGGTGGCCTTCTCGGCTCCAAGCCTCAAACCCAAAGCGCCACCAGCACGCGCACCACAGACCCGCGATTCGACCCGGCCATCAATGGCTTGCTTGGCATGTTGCAACAGCAGATCAACCAACCGCGCCCGACCAACACGCTCGGGAACATTGCGCCTGCTGGAAACCCGTTCACTAGGAGCCGCTGAGATGCCTACACCAGCAGAGATTGCAGCGTTCGTAAACGCGAACCTGAACAACCCGCAGGCCATCGTACAGGCCGCAAATCAGTACGGTGTATCGCTTAATGACATTGCGAGCGCAACCGGCTACAGCGGGCAGGAAATCGGCTCGTACCTTGGCGATAACGGGCTCACGTCCGCCGCGTTCACTGCGGCCCCTCCACCTCCCGCGCCCGCACCTTCTAGCGGGCCACTGAGTGCGACCGATGTTGCTGGCGCACGTGACTGGCTGACGAGTCAGGGCTACGGCACCAACGGGCCGGGCGGCTTTCAGTACACCGGGGCCAACAACAACAATTACAACGGCATGGTAGCCGGGGCCGCGCAGTCCAAAGGATGGGGCGCAAATGAGCTTTCTCAGATTCTGGGCGGCAATTTCAGCACCAACATGATTCAGGATTGGCTGACCCAGAACAAGCCAATCGTAGACACCTATCAGACGGTGTTTGAGGCTGATCGCGCAAGGGCACCAGCCGCGCCGATTGGCAATGCGATGCCGCGCCCTCCTGTTGTCGGAAACACTCCGGGTATGGGCAACGCGCCCGGTATGCCAATGCGCCCGCCGATGCCGCCCGGTGGTGGAAGTGCCGGAATGTCGACTGCCCCGAGCGGGTCCTACCAGCAAAACCCGTACTTGTCTGGAATTGCGGACGACATTACCCGGCGCATCGGCACCGCACGAGACCAAGGCTTGAAAGCCGTTCGCAGCGATGCGATTGCAATGGGCGGCGCTGGTGGAACCGGGCAGAGCTTTGCAGAGGCGGACGTTATTAGCCGCAGCTTGGACAACCTGGGCGGGCAGTTGACCGGCCTCTACGGACAAGACTGGAACAACCAGCAAAACCGCGACCTGCAACGCTACGGCATGGATCAGGGCTTCTACACGTCACAGCGCGGCCAAGACCTCGCACAGATTGGCCTCGGCTCACAGCTTGAATCACAAGCACTGCAAAACCAGTGGTATCCGATCAGCCAGTTCGCAAACATCGTCGGCAACCTGAGCGGGCAGAACACTTCCACGACGAACAGTTCTCAGACGGGCGGCGGGGCACTCGGCACGCTCGGCGGATTGCTCGGCACGGCGCAACTCGGCACTAATCTGAAATGGTGGTAAGCATGGGACTACTCGGACAAGGCTTTGAAGACCCGCGCAGTTCCGCCGTCATGGCACTTGCCGGTGGGCTGCTGAAAGGCGACTTTGGCGGCGGTCTGCTGGGCGCTAATCAGGCTTACGCGCAGACGCAGGCAAACGCTTTGCAGAAGCAGATTCAGGAAATGCAGATGCGTCAGCAGCAGATGGCGCTAGAAAAAGCGCAGCGCGAAACAGAACAAGAGCAAGGGCTGCTTGGCTTGCAGTCGGAATACTTCCGGCCCGGTGCCCCCGCGCAAGGCGGAACCGCTCTTGTTAATGACGCGCTCCCGCCTGACTTGCGTATCGGCGCACTACCAGCTACGCCAGCCCGCGCCCCGCAGTTTGACGTGCAGGGCTACACGACAGCGGCGCTAAACAAAAAGCTTATGAACCCGCTGGAAGCCATCAAGCTACAGCAGGCAGTGGAGCCGAAGGACTCGCTGATGACGGTTGCACCGGGCGCGTCCGTGTTTGACAGAAGGGCCGGTAAAACGGTGTTCACCGCCCCCGACAAAGCCGACAAACCGCCAACTTCCGTGCAGGAATACCAGTTTGCAAAAGGCGAAGGATACACAGGCACTTTTGAGCAGTTCCAAAAAGATCAGAAGCAGGCTGGCGCGAACAACGTCCAAGTCAGAGTTGACAACAAGATGGGCGAAAGTTTGGCTGGTCAAATTGGCCCGATGGTTAAAGATTCGCGCACGCAAACTGACGGCGCTGTGAAGATGTTTGACGCAGCAGACCGTATTGAACGCGCGCTCAACAGCAATCAGGTGCTTGCTGGCCCCGGCTCCACTCAACTTCAAACCGTCCGCCAAGTAATACAGAAAATTGGCGGCGGGAGTGACGAAGGAATCCGACAAACAAGGCAAGTAATCAAGTCACTGGCTCAAATGTCAGTTGAAGCTCGGAAGCAACTTGCTGGGCAGGGCCAGGTTACTGAAACTGAAGCCGCAGCCGTCGCAAAAGCCGATGCTGGCGACATTAATGACTTGACGGTCGGAGAGTTGAAAGACCTTGTGACTTTGACAAAGCGCGCGTCCCACTACACGGCGCAAGGTCACGCCAACATGCTCAAAGAGTTGCAGTCCAACCCGGCAACCGCAGGGCTAGTCCCGTTCTATCAAGTCCCAAGGATGGACACGCTTTTGAATCACAAGCCGACCCTCCCTCAGATCGGTAAACAGCCCGCTCTTGAAGACATACTTAACAAGTACCGCTGATGGCAGACCTTCAAACACTTGAATCGGCCTTGCGTAAGGCCGACAGCGCCGGTGATGTTGAACGCGCGACTATTCTTGCAAATGAAATTCGCAAGATGCGCCCAGCCTCTGTAGATGCCGGGAAGTCCATCAACAGCATTCCGCGTCAGATCGGCTTGACTGCGCGTTACGGCATCGAGGGATTGGCGAACAACGCGCAACTGCTGACCGAGCCAATCCGGTACGTCACAGACCGGCTAACTGGCTCCACAGGGAAGACCAAACCGGCTGGCGTTCTGGCCTCGGAGTTCGCCGATTACATTGGCCTGCCAAAACCGCAGAACGCAGACGAGCGCGTAGTGGGTGACGCAACTCGCCTCATGGCGGGTGCTGGCGCCCTCGGCGGGGCGGCGCAGGCTGCATCATCGCTGCCCGGCGCCGCAGGACGTATCGGCTCTTTCCTGTCGGCAAACATGGGGCAGCAAACAGCGGCGGCGGCTGGTGCCGGGCTGGCTGGCGGCGCAACGCGCGAGGCTGGCGGTTCGCCAATGATGCAGGCTGGCGCTGCTCTGCTGGGAGGCGTAGGCGCTGGAATGGGCGTGAACGCGGCGGCAGACTTGGCAAAAAAGGCCGCTACAGGCGTGCGAAACATCATGCCAGGTCAGCAGCAACTGTTGCAGCAGCGCATTGACCAACGAATCAACATTACATTGCAGCAGCAGGGCATTGACCCGGCAACGATTACCCCGGCCATGCGTAGCGCACTGCGTGAGCAAGTCGGGCAAGCGATGAATACGGGCGGCGAACTGAACCCGCAGGCTGTGGCTAGGCTGGCTGATTACACCCGGCTCAATATGACGCCTACCCGCGCCCGCTTGACGCTAGACCCGTATGACGTGACGCAAGAGGCCAACGCATCTAAGCTCGCTGCGGCGACAGGTGCGCGGGACGCTCGACTCCCGCAGATCGCGCAGGAAAACAATCAGCGGCTGTTGGGACTCATTGACGAAATGGGCGGTGCACGTCCGCTCGACCCGTTTGGCAATGGAACGGCGGTGGCCGGTGCGATTCGGGCTCAAGATGAGGCTTTGCAGCGCGGCGTAACTTCGCTTTACCAGCAAGCGCGAGACACCAGCGGTCGCAGCGCACCACTGGACGGCGCGGCATTCACGCGGCAGGCCAGCCGCGCATTGGATGAGGGTTTGCTAGGCGGCGCGTTGCCCGCTTCGGTAGAGCAGCACCTAAACAGAATCGCACGCGGGGAAGTTCCGTTTACCGTTGACTACGCAGAGCAGCTAAAAACGGCCATCGGAAATCTACAGCGCGGCGCGTCTGACGGGCAAACCCGTATGGCGCTGGGTGTGGTGCGAAGGGCTTTGGACGATACGCCTTTGATGCCAGCGCCTACTGTCAACCCCGGAAACCTGCCGATTGCGCCCGGCGCGGTGCCGCCGTCGCCCGCAGTGATGGGGCAGCAGTCAATCGACGCCTTCAATCAAGCCCGCCAAGCCGCGCGGCAGCGTTTCCAGTGGCAAGAAAGCTCTCCGGCTATTGGCCGCGCACTGGATGGTGCCAATGCGGATACGTTCATCCAGCAAAACATTCTTAGCAAGGCCGCAGGTTTTGAGGGCGTTGCGCGAGTAGCCGAAACCATCAACGCCAACCCGGCAGCGCGTGAAGCTGTCCGCACGTCCATTGTGCAGAGCTTGAAAGATTCGGCCATTGGCAAGGGCGGCACTTCGCAGACCGGGAATTTTTCAGGGCGCGGCATGGAGGCGGCTCTAAAAGACATTGGCGACCGCAAGTTGGGCCTGTTTTTTGATCCTGCCGAAATCGAGACATTGAAGTCGATGGCGCGCACTGGCAGCTTTGAAGTTTTCCAGCCGCGCGGCTCTGCTGTGAACAACAGCAACTCAGCGGCAGGCATCGCCGCAATT